ATAATTACACGGAGGCGGCGTACCGCATACCCCCTACTTCAGCATTCGCATAATACGCGGAAAGTAGTTAATCCCTAATAGTCGAAATCACTTACTCTGTGGTTGCTTTTTCTCAGAGCCACGATCTTTTATACCTAAGTTAGTATTGTCCTTGCAACGCACTAGTCCACCGGTGGATTTCCCACAAGTTCAAAGTGAGTCGAGCTACCTCGACCAAACAATGTTGCTATGTTTGCCTATAATTTGCGTAATTCTTCTTTTAGAATCTTTGAACCGCCGACCCGTACATTAATAATTCCGTTATAATACTCGTCTGTCTCTAGTACTCTACGGTCAAACTGTTCTTTAGCCTCTAAGTAACTTGCTAAGCCTCTGCTTTTACAGTAATATAATATTTCTCTGGTGAATTTCTTTTGGCCTAATTCTTCAACGTCTCTTAATAAGTTATCACTGGAGCCCCAATATTCTCTCCAATCTGATTCTTTAGTTCCACGCCTTTTGTTTTTTCTGCCTTTGAGTGGTGGCTTAGTTGTCTTAAATTTAGCTAGTTTCTTGCCTACGTACTTGCGATTATCAGTGATGTTAGTGATTAGATAAACAAATGCTTCGCAATCCTCTGGAAGTTCGTCTATTTTCTTACCTTTATAAGTCCACTGCATGAACTTACTTACATTGTGCCTATGTATCTTGCTCTTGGTTCTGGTTCTTCTTGTTAGATGTGAAGTCGTCCATGATTTCTACTCTACGTGTAGAACACAAACGACGAATTTCGCTTAACCACCTACGTGCTTCACGTTTAGTACGTTCGCTTTTGCGAATTTCAAACGCTTCATTAGCTTTATAGTATTGCATATAAGCCTTTGTAAGTAGATCATGCGTGTCGTCGGTCATTATTGTATTTCTATATCGTTATCATAACTAGTAAAGCCGTTTTCCTTAATAACTTTAAGTACGTTCGTAACTCTACCAATTAGTTCATCTTTGTGTGAAATTAGATATACGTTTTTACTACGCTCTCTGGCCATTTTCTTAAGAATACCAATAGAGCTTTCAACACCAGCAGTATCCATACCACTATCAATAAGCTCATCAATGAATAGTAAGTTAATGTTTTGATATAGACTTTCCCATACATCACGGAACGACCAACTCATACCAAGTATAAGTCTATTACGTTCACCTCTACTTAGATTATCAAAGTCTAAGTCCTGTCCTAGTTGCTGTATCTCAACTGTTAGGTCATTTTTAAACACTACTGTATGTGGTAAGCCTATTTTGTCCAAGTAATATGTAAGTCTGTTGTTTAAGTATGCTAAGTTTTGCTCAATAATCTTCTTACGAATGAAACTGTCTTTGTTTGTTAGTAACTTATACAAGAAGTCTTGGTGTTCTTTAGTACTAGTCAAGTCATTTACTGTTTCCCAGTTAAGTTCTTGAATAGCAGTTTCTTTTAAATCATCAATTTGTTCTTGATAAGGATCAACCTCATCTTGTTTTGCTTGTAAAGCAATCTTTAAGTTCTCAACATTGTGTTGATGTTCATATGCTTCTTTAGCATTTTCATAAAATGTGTTAGGCTTACTTTCAATGTCGCCTAGTTCTTCAATCTTTTTAAGTACCTTATCAAACTTATCGGCAATTTCAATTAGGTATGTATGTGCATCACCATAGTCGGTTTGCAGTTTCTCTTTAAGTTCTTCAAGTTTATCGTCATGCAGTTCTTGTCCACAAGCATAACACTTTGCATGTTCTAAGTCATCTAATTCTTTACCAGACTTCTTCATGTTCTTATCAGCTTGTTCTAATGCACGTTCAACAGTTGATCTTTCTTTGATCAAGTTATTATGCTTAGTTGTCTTGTCTGACCAAGAACTTAGTAACTCATGTGCTTCTAGTTCAGAGTCAATATCTAGTTTTTCTAAATCTTTAATTGCTTTGTCAAGTTTATCACAGTCTTGTTTGTTCTGAGAGATCCATGCTTTGCGTCTTGTGTTTAATCTATCAATGTTCTCTGTAATTTTTTCGTTACTTGCTGTTACTGCCGTAAGTCTAGCAGTTTCATCTGTGAGTTGGTCTTTAACAATCTTAGTTTGTTCTCTAAGTTTGTCAGCTTTCTCACTTAATATAGTAATACCTAACAGTTGTTCAATGATTGCACGTTGATCGTTGCTTCTTAATGACAAAAACGGCTCTGTATATGTGTTAAGTGCAAGGATATGCTTAAACATATCATGACTCATACCAAGAAGTGTGTTAATATCCTCTTGTGTCTTGCGACTATCGCCTTGACTTTCGTCTGTAATCTCTTGATCAGTACCATCAATGCTAAATTTTAACAAATTAGGCTTACGTCCACGTTCAATATGGTAATTCTTACCATCTTTCTCAAACGTGAGGGTTACTAACATCGCTTTGTTATTTGTTTTGTTAACTAAATTGTCTTTGCGAATGTTAGTTAGTGCTTGGCCGTACAGGGCGTAGGATAATGCATTGATTATCGTAGTTTTACCTGTACCGTTACGGGAACCTGAATCGTCACCTCCTTGATCTAAGTTTTCACCAAGCACTAACGTTAGTTGTTCTCTATCGAAATCAACTCCTTGTGTAGCATTACCTACACTCATAAAATTCTTAACTGTTAATTCTTTAATTTTAATCATCTCTACCTAGATCCCTATATATGTCTAACAGTTTTTTCCTATCAAAGTTGTCTGAATCAATTGCTTCAATCTCTTTAGCTACAATTTCATCAACACTTTCAAACCGTGTAATATCAATCTCACTATTAATCTCGTCATCTTTGGTACTAGGAATTAGTGTAATTTCTCTACAGTCATATTCTTTAATAAATGTTTCTTTAATAAAACTTGCTTCTTCGTAACTAATAGGTAAGTCTAGTGTAACTCTCAAATACATCTTAGGTTTAATAAGAGTTTCTTTCTCATCTAGTAGTTGACTAAGTTTAACTGTACGATACTTAGGACAGTTCCACCAGTTAATGTACTCTGGTTCACCACCGTGTTCTAAAATCATCATACCACGCTCGTCATCCCATGCGTCTGCATAGTTGTGTGGTAATGCATTTCCAATATAGTGTACAGGACCTTTTACTTGTCGCTTGTGAAAGTGTCCACTAAACACATACTCTTGATTTTTAAAGTGTTCTGCTTTAAGTTCTCCGTGATCTGGCATCTGTACCATAGCGTTCATATAGAAGCTAGGTAATTCAAAGTGTCCAAACACGTATTTGCTTTTTATTTTACTAATCTTTTTCCATTCGTCACCAACTAGCCATGGGACTAGTGTACTATCGCCAATGGTCATTATTTCATTAACCATTGTAATGCCTTCAATGTGCTTACCAAAAGCAACTGAATTCAAATCTCTTTTGTCTTTATAATATAAATCATGATTACCAGGAAAGAAATAAAACTTTTCAAATGCCTTGCCTAGTTTTTCCAATGCTCGAAGCGTAGCATCAAGTGTAGTGATGTTCAAACTGTTTCTATTATGATGCCAGTCGCCCATAAAGATGCCAGTTTCACAACCGTTAGCTTGTGCCTGTTCAATATACCAATCTACGAATTCTTCGCAGTCGTCATTGTGTGTTTTAGAATTGGACTTGAGTCCAAAGTGTATGTCTGTAAAGACAGCCGCCTTTTTAAACAAAATTATACCTCACGATTTATACTTTATTGTACAACATATAGTTTCCACTGTCAACCTATTTTTTAACAGAAATGGTTGTAACCTTATTAGCTACTGCGTTCTTCTTGTTGTGTTCTTCTAGTTGAGCTTCCCATTGTCCTTGATTCTGTCTAGTAAAGGACGGATTCATATTATTCATCTCTAAGATATCATCACGAATGTTTTGATTACGCTTTTCAATGTTAATAATTCTAACAAAACTATTTGTAACAGCGGCAGTATAATATGCAAACGGATTATTTGACTTTGACTCGTCAAACTGTAAACCTATCTGTGTTAATTGTAAAATTGCTTGTCCACGCATTTCGTCATTGTAAGTATAACCTCTTACATTACCACGTGTAGCATATCGTTCACACAGTTTCATCCACATCAAAGCAAGTTTATTAGTTGCTTGTCCGCCTCTCAAACTAAAGTGTCCATTCTCCATTCCACCTTCCCAATGACTTTTACCTACAAGCTCTAATTCGTCTTTGTCATTAAACCTGTAGTGTACAAATGGGGGAAAGTTTAATTTTACCTTCGTATCTGCTATTGTTTTAGGATTTTTCTTCCTACCTTTTTCTTCCGGGACATGATCATATGTCATAACACGGAAAATTAAGTCTGTTTTAGCTATTTTTCGGTAGTCTATTTCTGTGTCGGCCTGTTTAACCTTCTCGCCAGCCGCTTTCCTTCGAGTGTATTCGTCAAAACCAATGCGTTTAGCCTGGTTTCTTTTTGCTTCTGCTATAGTTCTGATGTTGATTTTTCCAACTTCAGGCAAAATAATGTCAAATTGAGCATAACTGTCGTCTGTAAAACTACTGTATGTACTTTTTGACTTATGTATCTCTGAAAGCAGATCTCTGTTGTTTAAGTAATTTACTTTTCTCATGTAAGAATTCTCCGTATTAAAGTTCTATTATAAACTACGTAGATAATAAAGTCAACTAAATAATGTAAAGGAGATCGCCAAATGTCATCATTTGATTTTGCAAAACTAGGAAACAGTATTAAAAACGGAGTGAGTGATTTTACAAGCAACCTCACTGGCGCAGTAGAAGATGCGGCCAATGCTGTGTCTGAATTTGTAAATGTAGATGGGTTTGCTAAAGACATTCGATCTAAGAACTTACCAGACGGTTCTAATGCGGCACTTGGTGGCAATGAATCAGCTACAGTTGGTTTTAAGAAACCAGTTAACCGAGATTGGCGTGTTAGATTAAGTGTACCTAATGTTACAAGTTTCAAAGCATCTCCGTTATTAAGTCCATTAAAGAAAACCAATGGATTAGTTTTTCCGTTTACCCCTACAATTATTGTAGCACACTCGGCAAACTATCAGGCAATTGCCCCTACACATACTAATTATCCGTATTTTGCTTATCAGAACTCACAAGTGGATCAACTTGTTATTACAGGAGACTTTTTTGTACAAAACGGTGTTGAAGCAGAGTATTGGGTTGCGGCATTGCATTATCTACGTTCAGCAACTAAAATGTTTTATGGTGGCGAAGCTGAAACACTAGGTGCACCACCGCCCGTTGTTAAACTTAACGGATACGGAGATTTTATTTTTAAAGATGTACCAGTTGTGATAACAAACTTTACAGTTGACTTACCACAAGATGTTGATTATATTGCAACAGGATTAGGTGATGCATTTACAATAGAAAAAAGTGTATCAGGAGCCGCTGGGCAGATGATAAATGAAAAACGAGATAGCGTAAGTTGGGCACCAACACAAAGTTTAATAACAGTTACAGTACAACCAATTTACAGTAGACGTGAAATTGAAAAATTTAGTTTACAAAATTATGTTAAAGGCGAATATATTAAAAATGGTGGAGGATTTATTTAATGGCAGTTTATAGCCAATCAAGCCCGTGGCACAATACTCCTGAAAACGAAAGTGGCGAACATATGGATCTACTAAGAATCCGTACAGTACCTGCTTCAGCAGATGACGCACTATATGAGGTAGAACCTCAATATAATCATCGTCCAGATTTATTAGCGTATGACCTTTACGGTTCACCAAAACTATGGTGGGTATTTGCACAACGCAACATGGATACTATTAAAGATCCCATTTATGATTTAAAAGTAGGAACTAAAATTTATCTTCCAAAGGCATCAGATATTAGAGCAAGATTAGGAGTTTAATCTATGGCTGAATTCGATATTAAAAATGCTGATATAAACAAAATCAGAGAAGAAAAAGAAAAACTCCAAGGTCAAATATTAAATCTTGAAAAAGGACCTGCCGATCAACTCCAGGCGAATGAGATGGCCTCTGCCGCTGGTCAAGGCCCATCACTTTCTAAAGAAGCTGAAATTGAAATAAAAACATTAAAGAAAACAGTTTCAAAGTTAAACTCACAGATAGGCAGAATACAGCGTGTTGCGAATATTGAAAGAACTATATTTCCAAACGAACTAGAAGAATTTAATTCAGTAAATCATATGTTTGGATTATACTGTTTAACTACTGATGAAATATTAGACCCTGACAATACATATATGGGACCTAAAGGCGAACCAGAAGTAGTTGTTATTAAAAGTGGCGGCGGAACTAGAGCTATGGGCGAACGCAAAGCCCAAACTTCGTTAGAAAAAGCCGGCGGTAGAGTTGAATATTTTATGGATGATGTTTTTATTGAATCTGTAATTGGATACAATAGTGATACTCGTGCAATGCAAATGCACAAAGGTGGATTTTCAGTAACAGAACCTTACAGTATGGGACAGTTTTTTGAAACATTACAAGTTGCGGCAGTTATGGCCGGACACTTAACTTATACGTTTGCAACATTTTTACTAACAGTAGAGTTTGTAGGATATACTGCTGACAATCAAATGAAGCGTCTTGGCAAACGACAGATACCAATTAAGATAACAGAATCAACAATGGCTGTTACTGCATCTGGTACAGTTTATGAAACAACATTTATCTCTGCAAATTCTAGTGCTAATAGTGATTCGGTACAAAAAATACCATCAGATATACAAATTGTTGGAGGTAATCTTCAAGAAGTATTACAAAGTGGAATACAAAGTTTAACTACTGTTCTTAATACTAATTTATTAAAACGTGAAGAGGGTAACAAAAAAGAATTTGCTGATA